CGTATTTTCATTTAAATCTCCTTCTATATCTTTTTGTAATTCGGCTATTCTAACTTTTAAATTTCGTATATAGTCAATTGACTTAGATATAGGAGGTATTAATGCGTCTGTGCGAAGAATTACACTATTTTTAAAAGCTAGGTTCATAGATTGCATCGTTTCAAATCGTAATGTCATATCCTTTAATGTTTTGATTAATTTTTGTTCATTATTAGTACTACTATCACTCATAATATATTATACATTTATTTTATTGTAGAATCTATATCAGTAATAGATGATATTTTTTCCTTAACACTATCCATTTCTTTTAATATATCTCTCTGTTCTCTTCTTGTATTCTCCATTTGAATCTCACTTAAACCACCAACATCCACCATATCACTTAAGTATTCGTTTATTCTATGATAACTATCTAATTGTTTTTTTTGTTCATCTACTCTTTCCTGAAAATCATTTTTATAAATATTATAAACGGGTTTATATATTTTATAATTTATACCTTTATCGCAAGGGATATCTGAACTTTCTTTCATATCTTGAAAATGCGCTAAACGATCTTTATCTCTCTTCTCAGAATCTTGTTTTAAACGCATTTTACTTAAATCTCTCTTAAAGAAATCAAATTCATCAAAATGATTTTTATATTTTTTAGATGTATGGTAATGTCCTTTTTTTGTAGAATCACTCATATATATATGAAAGAAATGTAAAAATACATATAAGCGAAAATATATAAAATCTAAAGTATATATTATTTAGGATGTCTAAATCTAATCAAGAACCTTTACTTGTAGAAGACCAAAACCGTTTTGTAATGTTTCCAATTCAAGACCAAAACATATGGGATATGTATAAAAAACAAGTTGATTGTTTTTGGAGGGCCGAAGAAGTTGATCTATCAAAAGATTATACTCATTGGCAAACTCTAAACAGCGACGAAAAACATTTCATATCCATGATTTTAGCGTTTTTTGCAGCAAGTGATGGCATAGTATTGGAAAATTTAGGATCTCGGTTTATGTTAGAAGTACAATTATCAGAAGCAAGAGCATTTTATGGTTTCCAAATAGCAATGGAAAATATTCATTCACAGATGTATAGTTTATTAATAGAAACGTATATTCAAGATCATGAAGAAAAAACGAAACTCTTTCACGCTATAGATAATTTTCCATGTATTAAAAAAAAGGCAGACTGGGCAATTAAATGGATAAATGACAATAATAGTAGTTTTGCCACACGATTGATAGCATTTGCATGCGTTGAAGGAATATTTTTTTCAGGTGCATTTTGTAGTATTTTTTGGTTAAAGAAGCGTGGACTAATGCCTGGACTTATTTTTTCCAATGAATTAATATCACGAGATGAAGCACTACATACCGAATTTGCAATTTTACTTTATACAAAACTCATAGAAAAAGTTCAAAAAAATAAAGTATATGATATTATAAAAGAAGCAGTAGAAATAGAAAAAGAATTCATAATAGATGCACTTCCATGCCGATTAATAGGAATGAATTCAACACTTATGTCTCAATATATTGAATTTATAGCGGATCGTTTAGTAGTTCAATTGGGTTATGATAAAATATATCATTCAACAAATCCATTTAACTTTATGGAATTAATATCTGTAGAATCAAAAACCAATTTTTTTGAAAAGCGTGTATCTGAATATGCGCTAGCTGATAAAACGAAAGAAGATGGTATATTCAATATGGAATGTGATTTTTAATTATATCGTATAATAAATAATATAAGATATAATTTAACCCGCATGGTTCAATGGTGTAATATATAATTTAACCCAAGTGTTTCATTGGTTTAAGATATAAGTGATATATTTTTTGTTCATTACATAATTCAGGTACCATAGTTTGGGGTCTTCCTTGTCTGTATGAACGATTTTTAATGGTTGACCAGTACATGCGACTAGGTGTATCACTTTTTTCTGGACCACCGCAACGTTTTGACACATTATTTACTAATTTATAGCTTCTAATTCCTCTAACTTGTCTAGGCATTATATAAATAATAGTAGAAAATATTTTTATCAGTAATTATTATTAATTCCTATTAATTCCTAAATTATACATGGCCATATTTTTCTAATATTACAGACGGTACAATCTTACTCCTAATATTATACATTTTTTTATAACATTTATTAATAGTAACTTCGCTAATTTCGGTAATATCGTGTATATTTTTCTTTGTAATGTTTGTATTTGTAATATAAGATACAAAATATACAATTCCTGCCGCGATTGAATGAGGTGTATTCTCAGGAATATAATTATTTTTATCTATTTGTATAGCTATAAATTCACATAATTTAATTAGCTCTTTTGTCATACTTAATTTACTGCAAAATCTGCTAATAAACGTTAATGGATTTGTTTCTGAGAAAGATGTTTTTTCATCTCCTTGTAAATCTTTTTCAAGTGTATTAATAATGGATGTTGCATTTTTACATCCTTTTGTCGCACTTGTATTGTCTAAATGAAACATTAGAGCAATTTCTTTCGCCGTACGAGGATTATTATTTATACGACATGATATATAAATAGATGCTGCAATAATTCCATCTCTGTTTAAACCCCTAAATGATCGCTGATCTGATATTTTTTTATGATAAATCATTGCATCATCAATAATATATTTTGATATACCACTTTTTTGTGCCATATTTGAAATTCTTTGAAATTCATCGTAATGTGATTTTTCCTTATACGGCATAGACTGCCATTCAGTATATCTTTTAATTTTTCTCATTTCATACGATGACCCTGACCCGCATAGAACTTTACATCCATATGAAGATTCTTTTAATAATGGATTTATAGGCATACCACATCGGGTTGGATCAGCGGATTGACTATCGTCTGCACCATAAAATCTCCATTCAGCCGACGAATCTAACATATCCTTATAAATAATACTACATTTAGGATTAATACATGATAAGAACCCTTCATCTGTAAAACTCAATTTATCATTACATACATCACAAAACTCCCTCTCGCCGGAAACACGATATACACATTCAAGTGATGATTGCTTAGATGGTTTAATTTCACTTTCAAATATATTCCATAAGTGATTGTTATTTGTAGTCTTTTTTAGTTTTTGTGTCTTTGAACCTTCCTTTTTTTTGGATAAACTTAATTCCATACTTTTAATTGTTTAGAAATTTTATTAGTTATTCAATTTTATTTAATATTCTTTTTAGAATATATATATAATGGGTAATACTTCATCTAAATCTGATAATAGTGCTAAATATGAATTAATAGAAAAAGTTGCTCTTGATTATGCAACTACTTTAAACCTAACAAATATTGGCTTATTATCAAAACCAAGTGAAGAATATAAATCAAGTTGTAATAATTTAATATATGTGTCTTCTGAATTATTAAAAAAATATTTAAAACCAGTTGAAATAAAATTATTAGAATCAAGAGTAAAAAACGGCATTGATGTATCTACAAATACTATTGTATCATTAAGTACAGAAGATCTAGAAAAAGCGAAAATATTATCAGACGAAGGTATTACTACTGCATGTAATACTATTTCATCGTTCTATATTAAAATATCACATTTATATGCGGCAATTGTTCGTGTATTACAGCCCCAGGTAACATATACAATAGGTAGTTCAACAACCACCGTTGGATTATTAGAAGCATTAAATGAGAATCAAAAGTTACCTACAGACATTAAAATTCACGATACAACAATCAGTTTATGTAGTAAAAGAGTCGCATATTTAAATCCACAAGGTGACAACGAGAGTATAGATAATCTAAATACGCTTAGTAGTGGTAGATTATTTTCATTATCTAGTAAAAAAGTGTGTAATATTAATTTGAAACCGAATGGAGAAAAAAAATTAACACTAGGAGATGAATATGGTATTTATGAACTTGAGCAATTATATTATGATAAAGATGCCCATGGTCGTTTAGGCATTCCATCGGAAAAAAGTATTAACTATACTAAGTATTTATCCACTTTATTTAAATTATTTGAAACATTTACTTTAACTACCGATCAACAGCGTTCTGAATTTAATTCAAAAGATCAATCTGGTAAATTAGAAGAATTATTATCAAAAAATATTACAAAATTTTCAGATATACCATTAAAAGATTATACAGTATTGTGTAGTTCAGATGATTTAGAAGATTCCGATAAATATAAAGATGAAATTGTAACAGCTTCTTTTAGCAATAAAACAACCCAGTCATCTAACAATGATGAATTATTGGCTAAAGAATATATTCAAAATATTAAGGATATGCATGAAGAAAAAGAAAAACAAATACAAGAAATATTAAATATATTAAATGAAGTATTTAAAAAAGATTCAAATGGATCAATTATAATCAATCCATCATTATCTTTAGACAATGAAGTAAGTTTAGACAAAATTGTTGAAAAAACAAGAGAAATGATAAAAAATTTATACATTAACTGTGAGTTAAAATATTTAGCAGGTATTGAGAAATATAAACAAATTCGGGATTATATTCAAAATTCTCAAAGAGAATTATTATCAGATGCTGCCACAATTCCAGACAGTGAATAAACATAAGACTAATTAATTCAACATGATTTGAGATATTTTTATTTTCTTGTTTATATATATAAATGGCAAACACTACTAACGCATCAAAGGCTAATTTAATTGGAGGACGTCGCAGAAGACGCGCAACAAGACGTGTTTCACGTAAAGGAAGAAAATCATCCGCACGTAGAACAAAACGCGTAGGACGTAAAGTTCGTGGATCACGCAGAAGATCTAGAAGATCCAGAAGAGGAGGAGCACCTTCGTCATTCGCAGCAGCATCTAATTAATCAATTAGATTTAGCAAAAATAATTTACTAACATATAAAATAATAGCACCAATAACTGACGATTCTGAAAGACGCGATACAATATATAGGTCGTATAAATGATTAAATTAAATAGATAATATTTATTACTTTTGGTTTTAAATATTATCACTTCTATATATATATATAATGGCATGCCCTTATTCAACACAAACAGGAGGTCGTAGAAGACGTTCAACTAAGCGCGTATCACGTAAAGGAAGAAAATCAACCGCACGCAAATCTAGACGTGTTGGACGTAAGGTACGTAAAACTCGTAGAAGAAGAAGACATAGAGGCGGTCAAAGCATAGATACAGACCACTTACAAAAAGTGGTGGGTTCCTTAATGCAGAAATAATTAATTACAATATAATATTTTAACTAATTATTTACAAATGATTATTTTTCAATAAATCTAAAAATTCATTTTTATAAATAGTACCACTTGGATCATAATCGGACGTTGATTTAAATGGATTAGTTATTGCTTTCTTCTTTTTATCATTTAATATATCTTTCTTTTCTTCTTTCTTCTTAACTACATTGCCATAGCCATCAACTGAAACACCTGTTTTATTTTTAATCTCATTACGTACATAATCAGGAACCCAATGTTTCCATGAAATAAATAATAAATTTGGATGAATATATGTAACGCTAAATCCATTATCTTTTAAATTATCCATTATATATGCAATACAAGAGGCTTGATTATATTTAGGAGCTCCAAATATAATTTCGGGAACTACAAACCAACAATTTTCTATGTTATTACATTGTCTTGAAGTTAATTTAATGCGGGCATGTATACGTGCTAAAAGTTTTTTATAAGTTGATAATTTTAATATATCACTTTCTTTTTTTTTGTCATATAATTCATCCAAATTAATATGCTCATTATAATCATCGGGTACATCTTGTTTATTAATATCAAATACTGTATTATTCATTATTATTAATTCATAAGAAAAAAGTTTAAAATATTTTTCTTATAATTAAATAATGACTAAATACGAATTACCTAATATTGAACATTTAGTATTGTCTGGCGCAGGCCATGGCATATTTTCATATATTGCTGCATTTGATATACTAATTAAAAATAATATAATAAATAAAAAAAATATAAAAACAATATACGGTACCTCGGCTGGCGCAATTGTAGGAACATTATTACTATTAGATATAGAATTAGATGTAATAATTGATTATTTTGTAGAAAGACCTTGGAATGAACTATTTGTATTTGATACGAATGTTATAAATATTGTAAATAATTATGGCATGTGGTATAATGAAATATTAACAAAAACATTACAACCCTTATTTTCTATGCGCGATATTAGTTTAGATATTACAATGGTTGAATTTTATGAAAAAACAAATGTAGAAATATATTTTTATGCAACCGAGCTAAAATCATTTGAAGAAATTGTTTTTTCATATAAAACTACCCCAGATATTAAGCTGCTAGAT